ACTGGAGTTATCAGAGTAAATGCCTTGTGCGATGTACTGCTGGGTCAGGCCGGCGACGATCGAAGCGGCGGCCGGAGTGAGTTGGATAGCGGTGAGGGTGGCATCAGAAATCATCAACCTTCTCTCTCCCATGATGTTATCGAGAGAGGCACTGATCACTACTGCACCGGGGGTTCTGGCTGTAACTATTCCAGTTGATGTAACTGAGGCGTTGGAGTTTGAAGTGCTCCATAGCACCCCATCGGTCATGATAGTTGTTGTGTTATCTGTATAAGTAATTACTGCTTGGTACTGGGCGACAAGCCCTATGGGTAGCTGCTCTTGGCTGATCCCGTGAGCTAACTTACTTTGCGGTTCAATGTGAATTTCTTTGATGATTTTTTGTGGGGGAGAAGTATCGGACTCAGCCCCACCGCCACACGACGTAACTAACATCGATATTAACAACATAGTTAGTATTTTGTAAAAAAATATATTGAATGAAGTATTGTTCATGATGCTACACATATAGAAAAAGGTAGTTCACTATATACTATTCGGGTTGGTCAGATCTATCGCCATATAAAAAACCTTATACCAATATAAGCGCCATTTGTCGTGACACTGGTCTGGGTGCTATGCTAATTGTAAAAAAGATTTTTCATAAATTCATAGGCTTAAAACCCTGGCGGGATCCAAATATGGAAAATAGATAGAGGACAGTAGAAAGTGAAACCGCAAACGTAAGAAAAAGTGAGGAAGCGAAAAGCGAAGAAAAAGCAGAGCGGCGCACCGGTAGAAGGATCATCCGAGTTAGAAGGCGTCTGCCAAAAAGAGGGAATAAACTGAAGGAGGATATAGGGGATTTGTGCCGGTTGGCGTGTTTTGTATGTACGATTATATTTTTTATTTTTTTTGGTTATGTTTTTGGTTATCTTTGTGCTTTTTCATTTTCGTTAATTTCTGACCATGTGTTTTCTGGTTGTTGTGGTTCACTATGGTGAGTATGTTTGATCTGTTGTGCGTTGTTTTTGTTAGCTTGCTTTCATTTTTAGTCTTTGTTGTATCGTTTTATTATACTTGATGTGAACATTTATCTTGTTGGGAGGGGGCATGACTGACTTGAGAATAGTGGCGCGTAGCGTTGGAGTGGATGTTCGGTCTTGCAGGATGAATGGTATTGAACGCTTAGAGTCATTGAACTCGAAACGGAAAGAGTTTTTTAATAGATCCATTATCAATGCCTTTCATCCCGTTCTTCAAACAATTACCCCTGCAGCTATGTTAATGCGGGTAAGTAGTTCTTTAGACGAGGTTAGAATAAAAAGACATGATTATGATGTTAGATTGCTTGAGGTTTACTATCGACCGAAAGGTAATTTGTTGACAACAGCGTTCTATAATTCATGTGATTCCATCTCATTAATAGAGTTAACGCTCCTGCAGCTCAGTGATGCTCTTTTAAGAGCATTGCATGAGAAGGCTACAGCTATTTTCTTTAAAGTAGAATCAAGGGTGTTATATGCTCTTGAAGAGTCACTTATACATTTTTCATCTATTTTTAATACCCATGGGATCTCCTTGTATATTGAGATCGGTGGTCGAGTATTTATCTCTAATAATGTTTCAATACACACACTAACCAGATTGTGCGAAAACAACGTAAATTTAGTGATTGAGAATTTTTTATGGCGTGGAGGAGATTGGCGAGAGCGTTATATTTCGAGTGGGATTTTTAAATGTGTGAAATTCGACACTCCACCACAGTCAAAGGATGAAGTTAATAAATTCAAGGATGTGCTATTTTATTTAAAAGAAAAACACGAAATTGACACTATAGTTAGCCGGGTTGAAACGAAAAAACAAAGTGAGATAGTTCTTTCTACAGGATGTTGGGCAGTACAGGGCTTCTATTATGCGAGGCCAAAAATTGAAAAATTAATAAATCTGGAGGCGTTATGATGTGGACGCTGCTCGAGCAATTAGCATTGAGTAAGGTCAATATTTATGGTTTGTTGACGCTCCTGCTTATAATAATGAATGCAACCGTACTTTTTTTTGTATTCTTCTGTCTATAAACGATAGCTTAAGGAGGATGGTTCTAGGTGTTGATGTCCACATCATCCAGCGTTAGTATTGCCCAAAGATGGCCAGAGTCCCCGTGACCCTGGCCTTTTTCGTTTCTGGCCCGCCTCGTGCGGGCTTTGTCGTTTCTGGAGGGGCGATGCATGGGGAAAGAAGAAGAGCTCGCGACGGCTGCTGCTGCTGCGGGTGTGGCAAAGAGCGCGCCACCGGTGGTTGTATCTGGCATGACGCTGGCCGGGTACTCGCTCAATGACTGGGTGCTGGCTGCAACGTTGATGTGGATAGCGGTTCAGATGGGCTGGTTCATCTGGTCGAATATCATCAAGCCGCGCCGCCAGCAGGGAGGTGCAGAGTGAGCAAGGTCCGCATCGCAATCGCAGCACTCACGCTGAGCGCCGCCGGCTTTGTGGGGATCCTGAATCGGGAGGGGTACGAGCCAGTGGCTTATCCCGACCCGGTACATGGCACCAAACTCCCTTCCATCGGATTTGGGAGCACTGAAGGGGTCAAGATGGGCGACACCATCGCGCCTGTTGCCGCGGTGAACAGGAGCTTGCGGGAGGTACGGGTATTCGAGGACTCCCTCAAGGCCTGCATCAAGGTGCCACTTCACCAGTATGAGTTCGACGCCTATGTCGAGCTCTCCCACAACATCGGCCCCGGCGCCTTCTGCCGCTCCACCATCGTGAAGCGCCTGAACGCTGGTGACTACCCAGGGGCCTGTGAGGCGATCCTGCTGTTCAAGCGTGCCGGCAATCAGGACTGCTCGGCGCCAGGGAACCGGGTATGCCCCGGGCTCTGGAAAGACCGGCTGCGCCTCAATACGAAGTGCAAGGGGGCATGATGGGGATGACTCCGCAGGGCAAGGCTGTGCCGTTTCTGGCCGGCGCCTTGGTGATAGTCGCCCTGGCAGGCGGTGGGGTGGCGCTCTATCGCTCCGGTCATGCTGCTGGGGAGGAGGGGGAGCGCAAGACTTGGCTGGCGAAGTGGAATGAAGAGGCTACCCGCCTCGCTACTGCCAGGGCCAAGGCCGAGCAGAAGGCCCGGGAAGAGGAGCTGCGCCGTCAGTCTGAAATCGATGAGGTGAGAGACTATGCACAAGAAGAAATCGCCCAAGCACAAGCTGATGCCACTGCTGCTGGCCTTGAGTCTGGCCGGCTGCGCGAGCAAGCCCGCCGCCTGGCAGCCCGAGCAAGTCAGTGCGCCAGCAATCCCGGCGTTGCCCAAGGAAGCCCGGCAGCCGAACAGCCTGCCGTGGTGCTCGCCGACCTGCTCAGCCGGGCTGACGAAAGAGCGGGTGAGCTGGCAGCAGCGTATGACAGAGCTCGAGCATCAGGGCTAGCCTGCGAGCGTGCCTATGACTCTCTGCGCACCGCGACCATGAAACCCCGCCCATAACGGCGGGGTTTGTCTTTCTGGGGAAGGGGAGAAGGTGATGCAGATGAACTGGAGCAGTGAAGTGATAAACGGTATCGACGTGACTGGGGTGATCGTCAGCGTAGAGCACTACGACGGAGGCGAGGCCCTGGTTGTTCTTTCCTCCGGTGTTTCCGTTGTGGTTCCAGCTACTCACAAGCCGGTACCTGGTGACACCATCGTTGAAGGCGAGTTATCTCTCTAAATGGCAAAGACCGATTGGGCAGAGCTCAATGCAGAATTCCTGCAGGAGCATGAAGCGACCGGCATCAGTGCGAAAGACTGGTGTGACAGCCGCGGCCTGAACTACAACTCGGCGCGTCGCTATTTGAAATCTCGGGGGCAATCCCCTGCGCAACCCGATAAATCTCGCGTAGCTGCGCAAACTGCGCAGTCCGAAGTGCGCAAAACTGCGCAATCTGCGCAACGTGCGCAAGCCAAGGGGAATGAAGGCAAGACGAAAGGGGGAGAGCGAAGAGGGGGAAGGTCATCCTCATCCACTCACACCCAAGCTGACTCAGGCCAGAACGCGAATACAAACGGCCGTGATAGCAGCGGTCGCTTTACTGAGGGCAACCCAGGCAACCCTAACCCTGTCACGCAGTGGAAGCCCGGCGACCGACCGGCCCTGACCCACGGCGGCTATGCCAAGTTCCTCGACTCCCCAGAGCTGTTCAACGAAGCCCGCGAACTGCAACTGCGCGACGAGCTGGACTTCACCCGGGCACGAGTCATCTCTGTCACTGGGTTGCTCAAGGGGCTGCAGCAGGACCTGGTCACTGCCAGCGAGATGGCCGACCGCATTGCGCTCTACGACAAGATCCTGAAAGCCGAGCAGGCCCTCGACCGCAACATTCAGCGTATCGAGTCCATCGAGCGGACCCTGAGTGCCCTGATGGTAGATGCCGTCAGCGTGCCCAAAATTGAGGAAGATACTCGCCGCATCCAAGCTGCCACTCGCAAGCTGACGGCCGAAGCCGATAGGCTGGAGAAGGATGGCGGTAGTGAGTCCACCCCGGTCAGCGGGATGATGGCTGAGTTACAGGGCATGGGAACTGGGGGGCTGATGTCGTGATAAAATCATATAGGGTTTGAGGATTGGGGAAGGCGATGAAGTTTTATAGCGGAGATGGCGATGGTGGATATACCTTAATCGCTGATGAGCCTGTGCCCGGTTATATCATGGAAGAGTTGGTGCGTGGGTTGATGATCTACTACGAGCTTCCTCCCTGTCCTAGCTTGGGCCGAGGCTATGTCAGTGCAGAGTCTCGTTCCAACATAAATACTATTGTTATTCATCGCGAGTTTGTTGAGCTTCAACCATTTTACGAAAAGAGCCGCTGTACAGGGGCCTTGATAAGTAATACAGAAGATGCCAATAGGTTTATCGAATATATCAAGCATTGTGCTGCCGCTAGTGCAGAGGCTAAACAGATAGCTGAAACTCTTCGAGCTGATGCCGAAATGCAGGTCAGGCTCGATGCCATGAGCCAGCTGGCGGCAATATTTCCAGATTACGACCCTAACAGTAAGAATTCTCAGCATCGGCATGAGGACGAGCTGAACAATTTGATCCGTCTAGAGATGCGGCGAAGGTTTGAACCGTAACTACAACGCACGACATCCAACCCACTTCGGTGGGTTTTTTATTACCTGAGATCCGCCCATGACAGAACCCGATATCTCTACCATGAACGAGCAGGAGCAGCTTGCATACATCCGCTCGAAGCTAAGTGATAAATGGTGGAGGATGAGCAACCTCTACAAGGTGGAGAACGAGCAAGGTGAGCTGGTGCAATTCAGGCTGCGCCCGGCACAGGAGCTGCTGTTCAGGACAATGTGGTACCTGAACATCATCCTCAAGGCGCGCCAGCTCGGGTTCTCCACTGCCATAGACATCTACCTGCTTGATGAAGCGCTGTTCAACAAGAACCTCAAGTGCGGGATCATCGCCCAGGATCTGACGGCCGCCGGCGAGATTTACCGCACCAAGATTGAAGTGCCGTTCGATAACTTACCTAAGTGGCTCAAGGCCTGCTTCCCGATAGCCTCTCGCCGCGGCGGTGCTAATGGTGGCTACATTCTGTTCCGCCATGGCTCCAGCATCCAGGTGGCCACATCCTTCCGCTCCGGTACCGTCCAGCGCCTGCATGTCTCCGAGCACGGGAAGATCTGCGCCAAGTACCCCGAGAAGGCCAAAGAGGTGCGCACCGGTACCCTCAACGCCATTCACCCTGGCGCTATCGCCTTTATCGAGAGCACTGCGGAAGGGGTTGGCGGCGACTTCCACGCCATGAGCATGAAGTCGCTGGAGCTCGCTCGGGCGTGTAGCGAGCTGACCCAGCAAGACTGGAAGTTCCACTTCTTCGCCTGGTGGCAAGATCCCAAGTACCGTGCAGATGTCCCTGCCAGTGGCGTGACCATGAGTAAGGAGCAGGCCGAATACTTCGACGCGGTGGAGCAGGCCATGGACTGCTCCATCACCGACGAGCAGCGCCAGTGGTATGTGCTCAAGGAGTTCACCCAGGGCGATGAGATGAAGCAGGAGTTCCCCAGCACGCCGCTGGAAGCTTTCCTCACCTCCGGCCGCCGAGTGTTCGCCCCAAGCATGACCATGCGCGCCGAAGGCGACTGCCGGCCCCCTGAGCTGGTCTACGACATGGATCCCGTCACCGGCAAGCGTGAGCGGGTGAATGGTCCCGAGACGCTGGATGAGCGGGGTCAGCGTAGCCTGGCCAACCTGCTGCTGGTGTGGGAGCTCCCAGACCAGGAGGAGGACTACGCGATCGGCGTGGACATCTCCGAGGGACTGGAGCACGGCGACCGAAGTTCATTTGATGTGGTGAAACGCAGCAACGGCGAGCAGGTGGCGCACTGGTTCGGGCACCTGGACCCGGGCCTGCTGGCGCAGCTGGTCGCTCATGTGGGGCGCTGGTATGGATCCGAGGAATATGGCCCTGCCTTCGTCGGCCCTGAGCGCAACAACCACGGCCACGCCTTCCTGCTGCGCCTGCGCGACATCTACCCGACTCGGCGCATCTACTCACAGGAGTATATCGACCGGGAAAGCGACGACGAGACAGACCGCTTGGGCTGGCTGACAACGGCTCAGAGTAAGCCCATTGTCGTGGATGGGCTCAAGACCCTGCTGCGAGCTGGTCAGTCCGGGATCCGCTGGATCGGTACCGTCCACGAAGCATCCAGCTATGTCTATGACAAGAAAGGCCGGATGAACGCCCAGGATGGCTGCTTTGATGATCAGCTGATGAGCTACATGATTTCCCAAGAGATGCGGGCACGCATGCCGGCGCGCATCGTCCGAGACAACACACCCCGCCAACAAAAGCACTGGATGGCCCACTGATGAACGACACTCCGACCAAGGCGCCCGCAAAGGGGCGTCTCGATACCACGCGCCTGCTCGCCCTGATGAGCGACATCCAGGGGCAGCCCGACTGGCGCACCTTCGCCAATCTCTGTTGTGCCTATTACGACGGGGACCAGCTACCGCCAAACGTGGTCAAGGTGCTTAAGGACCGTGGCCAGCCGACCACGATCCACAACCTGATCGCCCCGACTATCGACGGTGTGCTGGGGATGGAAGCTAAGACCCGAACCGACCTGATGGTCGTCGCTGATGACATCGAGGAGGAGTACGAGCTCCTGGCCGAGGCGGTGAACTCGGAGTTTGCCGACATGGCCCGGCTCGGCGGTTGTGATCGTGCTTGTGGCGAGGCCTATGCCAGCCAGATCAAGACGGGCATCGGTTGGGTGGAGGTGCGCCGCAATCCTGACCCGTTCGGTCCACGCTTCCGGTTTAGCTTCGTCCACCGGGACGAGGTGTTCTGGGACTGGCACCACCGGGAGTTGGATCTTTCCGATAGCCGCTGGCTGATGCGCCGCCGCTGGCTTGACCTCGATGAGGCATACACCATGTTCCCCAGCAAGGCCGAGGTGCTGCGCTGTAGTGTCGGTGAGACTTGGAACGGGGTGGTGAGCGTTGCCTCCATTGAGGGGATGGATGCCAGCACCCAGAACGCTTTTGATGAGTGGCAGCAGTTCGATGCCCGCCAGGTGGAGTGGTGCAGTACCGACCGCAAGCGCCTGTTGCTGCAGGTGGTCTACTACCGCACCTACACCATGCGCCGCGTGCTGCTGCTCGAGTCTGGGCGAGCCATCGAGTTCGATGAGTCCAACGAGCTTCACCTCGCCGCCGTTTCGCTGGGCCGCGGGGTCGTGGAGCGCCAGCCGGTGGCAACTATCCGTGAGGCCTGGTTCGCAGGCCCCCATGCCCTGGTCGATCGCCCCTGCAGCGCTCCGCACAACATGTACCCCTTGGTGCCGTTCTGGGGGTACCGCAAGGACCGCAGTCGTGAGCCCTATGGCCTGATTGCCCGGGCCATCCCAGCCCAGGATGAGGTGAACCTGCGCCGTATCAAGCTCACCTGGCTGCTGCAGGCCAAGCGGGTGATCATGGACAAGGACGCCACCAACATGAGCCGCGACCAGGTGATGGAGGAGGTGGAGCGCGCCGATGGGCTGATCGAACTGAACCCGGACCGCAAGAACAAGCAGACCATCGCGGACGTGTTCAAGGTGGAGCAGGACTTCCAGGTGGCGGCACAACAATTCCAGGTGATGCAGGACAGCGTGAAGCTGATCCAGGACACCATGGGGGTCTATGCCGCCTATCTGGGGCAGGGGGAGACTGGGCAATCTGGTGTGGCCATCGCCAACCTGGTGGAGCAAGGCGCCACTACACTCTCCGAGATCAACGACAACTACCGGTTTGGCCGGCAGCTGGTCGGGCAGCTTGCCCTGGGATATCTCCTCGAGGAGCTCTCGCAGCGTCGAAATGTGAAGGTGACCATCAACCGGGAAGACAAGGGGCGCCGCAAGGCCGTCATGCTCAACGTGCCAGAAGGGGAGATGCTGACTAACGATGTGACCCGGCTACGTGCCCATATCGCTCTGGCCCCGATTCAGCAGACTCCGGCCTACAAGCAGCAGCTGGCTGAGCGGATGATGGAAGCTATGACCCGCTTGCCGCCCCAGGCTCAAGCAGCCTGCTTCGATATGCTGGTCGAGCTCATGGATGTGCCCAACAAGCACGAGTTTGCCGAGCGGGTGCGCAATGCCCTGGGGATCGCTAAACCGGCCGACCAGATGACGCCGGAGGAGCAGCAGGCAGCCCAGCAGCAGGCGCAGATGCAGCAAGCTCAGCAGGAGCTGGCGATGCGGGAGGCCGAGGCCAAGGTCGCAGAGATCGAGGCGAGGGCCGCCAAATGGCAGACAGAGGCCCAGCGCCTGCAGAAGCAAATCGACTCCATGCGCTTCGATGACGCTCTCAAGCAGGCCAATACGGGCAAGGTGCTGCAGGAGATGGAGCTCATGCAGCAAGAGGGGGAGCAGATCTCCGCCGAGCGTGCTGCGCTGCAGGCCCAGCTTGCTGAGACGATCCAAGCTCAGATTGACGAGATCGCGCTCTAAGGCTGTTGCATTCACCACCTGCCAGCGTTAGGATTTCCCCAACATGGCCCAGTCTCTCGAGATTGGGCTTTTTCGTTTCCAGACCCGGCCACTGCGCCGGGTTTTGTGTTTAGTACCGTTGATGATTGAGCCCGCCCTGTGCGGGCTTTGTCATTTCTGCCCCAGCCGGAGAGGGTTTTTCCGAGAGCCTTCCCCCGCTTGGGCAGCGATACCACCCGCAAACACCACGAGGATAACTATGGACCCCATCGATTTTGACAACCTCACCGGTACCGAATCACTGGAGGAGCTTGAGGCCGCGCTGAATGCGCTGGAGGATGGTGGCGACACCGAGAAACCGAAGCAGGACGAACAGGCCACCCACATCGACGAAAAGGGCGAACAGACCGCGCCGCCGGCGGCCGAGGTGCAGGGCAAGACCACCCAGGACGACACCCAGGAAGAAGGGCAGGCGGGCGCCAAAGTCATCCTGTCCAAAGATGGTAAGCACCAGATCCCCTACGACGTGCTGGAGTCTGAGCGGGCGCAGCGGCAGGCACTCGCCGCCGAGAATGCGCAACTCAAGGCCGAAGCCGGCGAACGGGAGCGACTGCAGGCTCTGCTGGAAAAGCACGGGATCAAGCCCGACGCTGACCCGGATGCGCTCGACGTTAAGGAGATTGAGCAACTGGCCCAGGACTATCCCGAGATCGGGAAGGTGCTGACCGGTATTGCCAGCCGCCTGAACAAGCTCGCGCAACCGGCACCCCAGCAGCCCACCCAGTCGCAGGCTCCCTCTGTCCCGAACGATGTTCAGACTGCGCTGCAGGCGGTACCTGAACTTGCAACGTGGATGGAGAAGGACCAGGACCGCGCCACCTTTGCCGTCAGTGTCGATGAGCGCCTCAAAGAGGATCCCGCGTGGAAGGATAAACCCCTGACGGAGCGCTTTGCGGAAGTGGCCAAGCGCACCAAGGCCGCCTTTGGTGACCCGGTAGAGCAGCAGGCCCCGCCTGCCGAGAAGCTGGCACCCCAGAAGAAGGTCGAGGAGCGCGACCATATTCCGCAAAGCCCGTCAGACCTCGGCCAGTCCGTACAGCACGAGAGCAAACTCGAGAAGTACGGCGGCATGAGCCAAGAGCAGCTGATGGCTGAGATGTCCAACATGTCCGCTGCCCAGATCGAAGCCCTGCTTGCAGAGCACGACCTGTAAACCAGCCAAACCCATTCCGACCCCGGCCCAGTGCCGGGGTTTTGTTTTGTAGGAGAGGATCATGACCCAAGTCACCCAGGCGCAAGCCAATAAAATCCTGCAGGTGGCCCTCTTTACTGAGGCCAACCGCACCCACTCCCTGGTCAATATGCTGACCGAGGAGGCGCCCAAGGGCGTCAAAATCAACGGCGGCAAGCAGACCAGCCATGGTGCTCCCGTTGTCCGTATCACCGACCTGAGCAAGCAGGCCGGTACCGAAGTGGACATGCAGATCTTCCATCAACTGTCTGGCCGCCCGACCATGGGCGACAAGAAGATCGCCGGTCGCCTGGAGAACCTCTCACAGGCGGACTTCGGTCTGACCATCAACCAGACCCGTCACGGTGTGGATGCCGGCGGCAAGATGAGCCAGAAGCGTACCAAGCACGACCTGCGTCAGATCGCTCGTACCATGTTGGCTGATGGCTACTACGGTCGCCTGACCGACCAGCGTGGCATGATCCAGCTGGCCGGCGCCCGAGGCGACTACATGGCCACCGACATCATCGTACCGTTGGGGGAAGATCCCGAGTTCGGCGAGATCATGGTCAACAAGGTGACGGCTCCGACCTACGAGCGCCACTTCTTCGGCGGGGATGCCACTTCCTTCGAGGCGATCGACGCGGCTGACCGTTTCAACCTGGGCTGTGTGGACAACATGGCACTGTTCCTGGCCGAAATGGCCAACCCGATCCAGCCCATCCGCTTCGGCTCCGACCCGAACACTGGTGACCCCCTGTACCTGCTCTATGTCACCCCGCGCCAGTGGCATGACTTCTACACCTCGAGCTCCGGCAAAGACTGGCAGGCGATGCTGCAGGGGGCGATCACTCGCAGCAAGGGCTGGAGTCACCCGTTGTTCCAGGGCGACAGTGCCATGTGGCGCAACATCCTGGTCAAGCAGTACCCCGGGATGCCGATCCGCTTCAACCAAGGCAGCACCGTCAAGGTGTGTGCGGCCAACTCCGCAACCGGCGTGGAGGCGGACAAGACCGCGGGCACCACCATCGACCGTGCCATCCTGCTGGGCGGCCAGGCGCTGGCCAATGCCTTTGGCTCCGGTGTGGAAGGCGGTTCCTTCAACATGCACGAGGAGAAGGCGGACCACGACAACGGTACCGAGCTCTCCATCAGCTGGATCTCCGGTCTGCAGAAGATCCGCTTCAAGCAGAAGAACGGCAACGTGCAGGACCACGGCTGTATGGTGCTGGACACCGCTGTGAGCCCGATCGCTCGCTAATCCTGGGCTGCCCCGACCCGGGGCGCCTTTACTCAGACTGACAAGAGGACCATTCAATGGCCAAACTGACCCTGGTTAAGACCCTGCGCCGTTGGTTCAACGGCACTTTCGGCAATCTCTCCATCTCTCCGACCCTGGTGGCAAAACTGGCCGCCGTGCCGGCCGGTGATGTGGTGGTGTTTGGCGATCCGGTGGAGCCGAACATCAAGGTGGTGGGGGTCTCGCTCACCTCCGCGGCGCTCGGTGCCAGTACCACCCTCACGGTGAAGGTGGGGGAGATCACCATCATCAATGCCCAAAACACCGCGGCGGCAGTGAACAGCTACATCCCGGTGGATGATTTGATGACCCAGGAGGGGCAGGAGATCAGCCTGACGGTGGGCGGCGGCGCTGCCACGGGTACCGTCAAGGTCAAACTGCACTACGAGATGGTGGGTAACCTCTAAGGTTTCCGCCCCCTGCGAGCCCGGCCCTGTGCCGGGCTTTTCTTTTCCCTGACTGGAGAAATAACCGTGAGCGACAAGATCGCAATCGCCTATATCGGCGACAAACCGATGAAGAAGGACACAGTGACCGGTTCCCGCATGGTGTTCCCGCGCCACACCCCAGTGGATGTGGAGAGCCACATCGCCATGCAACTGCTGGAGTTCCCGACCGTCTGGCGTAAGGCCGACGAGCTGGAAGGTGTGCTGGCCCATCAATCTGAGCTCGAGGCCGCAGCAGCCGAAGCGGCCCGCCGGGCAGAGGACGAAGCCGCCCGCCTTGCTGCTGAGCAGAGCATGGTGGTCGAGCACCTCAGCCTGGATCTGGCCAAGATGACCTCCGCGCAGCTCGCTACCGTGGCCGAGAAGTACGAGCTTCACATCAAGCAGGAAACCGGTGAGCGGGTCGATGACTTCCGCACCCGTGTTCGCGATGCCCTGCGTGCTCAGAAGGAGTCCGCGTAATGGTGCCGGTGTTGGACAGCCGTTTGGTCAGTCCTGACTCCCTGATCCCGCTGGTTCGCCAGCGGGTTCTCCATCTACCGCAAACGGAAGGTGCTGACGCGCTCATACGCAGCTACCTCGTCGAAGCGGCCATCGTGTTCTGTAAAGAAAGCGCGTTGATACATCTGGAACGCCAATTTGACAGCGTCCTTGAGGGGCAAACTGTCAGCTTTGCGATGGCCAGCAGTATCAATCGAGGTGCTAGGCAGTATGTGAGAGAGCCACAGGTGACCGGGTCGGTGCTTCATCGCATCACTGCAGACGGCATCATTCTGACGCCTGGAAGGCACTATCACGCTCAGTCTGCTGAGTCTATCCGCTTCCTTGAGTCGCTGAGCAACGTTTGCATTGTGGGGGCTATTGAGCCTTTACCGACTGCAACACTCATTCCTTCCGCACTGGTTGAGGACTACGCGCATGAGCTGGCGTGTGGGGCGGCCTATCTCCTGCAGCAGCTTCCGGCCAAGCCGTGGACAAACCATGAGCTGGCTCAGATTAACCGCGGCACATTCTATGGCGGGATCCGCGCGGCATACCGATTTCGCATAGAGCAAACCGAGAGTGCAAGGGTTCATAACCCAGTTCGAAAACGAAATTTCTTCTGATCTGAGGTGAGTCATGCTGGTCAGTGAATTATTGAATAGAGCATCGATTGAGTTGACGGATACGCAGCGGATCTACTGGGGGCTGGATGATTTGCTCTCCTACTACAACAGCGCCATATCCGCGATCGCCAGCGCCAGGCCTGACATCTTCATTAAGACGCAGTCCTTTGCGTGCGCCGCCGGTACTCGCCAGACAGCCCCCACAGGGACCATCAAACTAATCGACGTGGAGCGCAACTCGCTGACCGGCAAAACGATCCGTTATGTGTCTCGCGCCGATCTGGAGAGTCTTATCCCGAGCTGGGCTAGTAGTACCGGTGGAGTAGAGGCGGAGCTTTACATCCACGAGCCAACCAATATCACCGCCTTCTGGCTGTACCCCGGCGTGAAGGCGGGAGCGAGTGTCGATCTGGTGCTCAGTATTCTCCCGATCCCAGTTACGAAAAGTGAGGTCGGATCGGGTGCGGATGTCCAAGTCGATGACCGATACATTACTCCCTGTCTGGACTGGATTATGTATCGGGCGTTTATGCGTGATTCGGAGGTCACGGCCAATGCATCAAGAGGGCAGATCCACCTTCAATCCTTCACGAATGCGTTGGCAATCAGCACCGAAACTGACGCCACTATGCTAGCGATGCGTGACAGCCAGGCCAGCACTAAAGGGGGGCGTCAATGATCCAGATCCATGGTGTGATCACTGACCCTGCTGGCAAGCCGGTACCGAGGGCACTCATTGAGTTGCGGGCCCTCAGTTCCACCAGTGAGGTGTTGATGGGGTCGGCAATGACCTTCAAATGTGAGCAGGATGGGGGATATCGATTCCAGCTGGCGGCCGGCACCTACGATGTCTATGCCCAGAACGACCTGTGTGGGGACATGGATTACATGGGGACCGGGGTGGTGGCGGCTCAAAGTACCGATGGCCCCCTGAACAGCATCCTGGTCGATAGCGGTATCAACCTGACGCCCCCTCTGCTTGATCGAGCGGTAGAGGCCATGCAGCGGTCAGAAGCAGCGGCAGAAGCCACTGCCGAAGATCGGCTGCAGACCGGCAATGATGTGGTGACTGCGGAGCAGGCAATGCAGGTCGCGACTGAGCAGGCTGCGGCGGCATCCACATCGGCTGCTACGGCAGGCAGTCAAGCGGGTGATGCGGCGACCAGCGCGGGGGATGCTGCAGGGTCTGCGAGCAGAGCCCAGAAGTGGGCGGATAACCCGGTTGATGTGGCGGTGGTCCCTGGCAAGCATTCTGCTTTGCATCATGCGACCAAGGCGAGTGCCTCGGCATCGGAATCTGCAACAAGCGCAACGGCGGCCGCGGCCAGTGCTAGTACCGCATCAGCCAAGGCGACCAGTGCGAGTACCAGCGCCACCACGGCGACGGCCAAGGCCAGTGAGGCTGCCGCCAGTGCGAGCACGGCTGCCACCCATGCGAGTGCTGCTAACAGTTCCAAAGTCGCGGCGGCTACCTCCGCCACCAATGCCGGTACCCACGCCAGTAATGCTGAGAAGGCAGCCCAGGCGGCAGAGGGGGTGAAGGTGGTGACGCTGGATAACGCGGCTAGGGTCGGCACGCTGGCGGAGCAAGTCACGGCTGACCGGACCCAAGTACAGGAGAAAACCTCCCAGGTTGCGGCAAATGCGGTGACAGTCGCCGGGCAGGCCAAAGAAGTCAGCACCAACACCGACACCGTCTCACAGGCCAAAACTGCCGTTCAGGGCATGCGGGATGTGGTGGTGGCGAAGACGACCCAGGCACAGGCTGCGGCAGACACGGCGAGCACTAAGGCGAGCCAGGCGGCGCAAGATCAGGCCTCGGCCAATGCCAGCTCCCAGCGCGCCAGTGTGTCAGAGGGGATGGCGGAGGCCTGGGCGCAAAATCCGGAAGGGAGCGATATCAACGGGCGCCCCGGGGAGTTCTCGGCTTTGCATTGGGCGCTGCAGGCTCAGAAGTGGGCGCAGGCCATCACCTCGCAGTTGGTCTGGGCTGGCCCCTGGAATGCCGCCGCGGGGGCGCCAGCTGTGCCGGTGGCGAATCAAGGCGTGCCGTTTTATCGGATCTCTCACCCTGGGGTGATCGCCAGCGTTTCCTATGTGGCGGGTGATTACCTGCACTGGGATCCGGCCACCCGTACCTGGTTCAAGATCGATGGCTCGGACGCGGTGATCTCGGTCAATGGCATGACTGGGGCCGTGGTGCTGAGTGCGGCCGATGTGGGGGCCAGGCCAGCCAGTTGGGTACCAGGATGGGCTGACATCACCAACAAGCCGGTGACCATGCCCCCCTCTGAGCACAGCCACCCGTGGTCGCAGATCTCCAACGTCCCGGTATACGCATCGCGCTGGCCCACCCTTGCAGAGGTGGGGGCCGCCGCCGCGAGCCACACCCATCCCTGGTCGCAGCTGACGGGGATCCCCACCTATGCGACTCGCTGGCCCGCTTGGGGGGAAGTGACAGACAAGCCTGACTTGGCCGCAGCATCCCACCGGCACCCTTGGAACCAGATTGATCAGATCCCGGTCACGGCCTCACGGTGGCCAACTTGGAGCGAGGTCACCGGTAAACCCAGTATCGCCGCCGCGGCACACCGCCACCCCTGGAGTGAGCTGAATGAAGTGCCTGCCACCGCGAGTCGCTGGCCGAGCTACGACGAGGTGACCGATAAGCCTGATTTCGCTGCGGTAGCTCACCGGCATTCGTGGAGCCAGCTCGATCAGGTACCGGTTCAGGCGACCCGCTGGCCAGCGTGGGGAGAAGTGACTGGGAAACCGGGCACAATGCCACCATCTGCACACACTCATGCCTGGGCGGATGTGACGGGAGCACCAGCTCAGGCGACTCGTTGGCCGGCGTGGGGGGAAGTAACGGGTAAGCCGTCCTCGATGCCGCCATCAGCGCATAACCACCCATGGTCCGAGCTGACAGGTGTCCCAACGCAAGCGACCCGCTGGCCTGCATGGGGTGAGGTAACCGATAAACCGGATCTGGCGGCAGTGGACCACTCTCACCTCGGCAGCTTACTCAACCCGATCAGCTTGGCGAAGGAGGACCTGGATACCATCAAGACGCCGGGCCACTACGCCCAGCACGCGAACGCTAATACCTCTGCAGCTCAGCATTATCCAGAGAACTCTGCCGGCAGCCTGATTGTGACCTCTGGTGCTGGCCCCCAGCAGCGTTACCACGTCTACAACTCCAGCCGGGTGTGGACCCGAGCGCAATACAGCACCGGTGCCTGGACTGCTTGGGCAAGGGATTACAACACCTTAAACAAGCCCTCTGCCGCTGACGTAGGTGTGGGCACGGTGATCTTTACCGGCCCAGTTCCTTCGTTTCCCGGGGCCACCATACCGAAAGTCGCGGGCTTGTACGCAATGGCTTATCACAACAACTCAACGCCTTATCAACGGGACACTGTGATGATCTGGTGGGATGGCGGAGCCTCTGGCGCTGACTGCTGGGGGGCCAGTCGTGTGTCTGCACTTGCGGTCTACATCAGCAAGGACGGACAGGTGAATAACACCGCTAATGGCAGTGGCTTCACACTGCTCTCCATCACGAAAGTGTACTAACTAGCCACACCAACAAGGACATGACATGAGCAATCGAGTTACCCGGTACCTCTTTCGCGTGCTGGTCTCCATTGACCAGCTTGGCAACACCCTCCTGGGCGGCCGGCCTGATGAAACCATCTCTGGCAACGTGGGCTACAACGCCAAGCAGGGAAAGCCTTGGGCATTGAGGGCAGAGAAAGCCATCAACTTCATCATGCGCAGTCCGACACACTGCAGGGACAGCATCGAGTATGACGAGCGCAAGATCCCACTTCGCAATGCTTGGTGAGCTTGCTCAGCGCCTGGTGCAGCGTTAGCATAGCCCCATCATGGCCCTGCTCTAACGAGTGGGGCTTTTTCATTTCTAGCCTTAGAGAAACCCCATGCCATTGATCGACATCGTGACTATGCGAGGCATGGTGCCGCGTGTGGCAGACCACCTATTGCCGGACGAGGCGGCCACCCTAGCCCAAGATTGTCATTTTGACCGCGGGGTGGTGGCGCCACTGATGACAGACAAGGTGGCTGGCGTTTCCCTGCCGATCACCCCCAAGACGCTGTTCCACTACTACGGCGCGCACTGGTTTGCCTGGAACAAGCAGGTGGAGGTCATGCGATCGCCCATAGCTCAGGATCAGTACAACCGTGTCTACTTCACCGATGGGGAGTTTCCCAAGCTGACCTACGACGCGATCGCCACTGGGGGCAGCAACAAGCCCACGGCCTGGTATCGGCTGGGGGTGCCGGTGCCGGCCACGCCGCCGAACGTGCAATCCGTCACGCCACCCTCTGGCAGCAAGGATGATGACCCGACGGATGATGAGACCCGTTTCTACGTGGAGACCTACGTGACCGGGCTGGGGGAGGAGGGTGCCCCGGGACCGGCCAGCGGCAAGACGGCGATCCCGATCCCGGGCTCGACGGTGGTTGTGGGCTTGTCTGCGGTCCCGACCAACAACAGCAATATCACTCGGCGGCGGCTCTACCGCTCGGTGTCGGGTGGTGGTCTCGCTGACTATCTGCTGGTTGCCGATCTGCCCATTGCGACGGCCAGCTACAGCGATGCCAGGAAGGATGGGGAGCTGGGGCCGGTACTTGAGACCTACGGCTACAGCATGCCCCCCGACAAGATGCGCGGGATTTGCCTGATGGCCAATGGCATCTGCGCCGGGTTTGTCGGCAATGCGGTCCTGTTTTCCGAGCCCTTCCTGCCCTATGCCTGGCCGGATCAATACAAGCTGACCACAGAGCACGACATTGTGGCGATCGCGGCCATCGACACGGCGCTGGTTGTGGGCACTAAGGGCTACCCCTATCTCTTCCAAGGGGCGTCCCCGTCCTCCATCACTGGTCAGAAGCTCACGCCTACCCCACAGGCTTGTGTCAGCGCTCGCTCCATGGTGGCACTGGATGGGATGGTCTTGTACGCCGCGCCGGATGGACTGGTCGGCGTCGGGGCTGACGGTGGTGTGCTGGTGACTGAGGGGATCATCACTCGGGAGCAGTGGCAGGCTCTGAAACCCGACACGCTGCGAGCCTGGTACAGCGAGGGGCGTTATGTGGCCCAGACCGATAGCCATGGCTTTGTGTTTGACCCCAGATCCGGTGATCTGCGCTGGATTTCGGGGCGCTGGGATGCGGCGGTCGCAGACATGCAGCTCGATGCCCTGATGATTGCCAAAGGTACCCAGCTGCATCAATGGCGTGGCGGCGCTGGTGCCCTGCCAATGTGCTGGCGGTCCAAGGAGTTTGTGCTGCCCCCTGGCGTGCGCCTCAGTTGTGCGCGGGTGATGAGTGAGGCCGTCGAACAAGTTGGCTTTGCGCTGATTGTCGATGGGGTCAGGGTGTTCGAGCTGATGGCGGGTCAGGTCCCGCCGTTCGGATTCCGGTTGCCGCCACTGCGGGGCCAGCGCTGGCAAGTCGAGGTGAGAGGAGCCGCCGTGGTCGAGCGGATTACCCTGGGCGGCAGTATGGCGGAGGTCTGTCTGCAATGAGCAAGAACACCTTCCGAGCCAGCAGCACCCAGCAGGGGCTGACCGAGAACATGCAGATCCTGACCGGCCAGAAAGGGGACCGGCTGGATAAGGCGCTGACCCTGCGCGAGGCCGCCAGCCTGGGGATGCTGAATCTACGGCGTACCGCCGGTGGCGCAGTGGTGCCGGAGCTCCCTCCGGCCAACAACGTCGATCCGGAGTGGAGTGGCGTTCAGCCGCCCCATGCCCCGGTCAACGTCTCGGTCAGTGGCGCATTTCATACCATCGTGCTGACCTGGGACGCCCCGACATACTGGGGGCATGCCTTTGCCGAGGTGTGGCGCTCTGGGGACGACAACCTGAGTCATGCGGTCAGGGTCGGGACGACACTGGCCAACGTCTATGCCGATGCGGTGGGCAAGGAGTTTTCCGCCTTCTACTGGGTGCGGTTCGTCAACAAGAATGCCATGGAAGGCCCCTATCAAGGCACCGAGGGTTTGCATGCTGCAACCAGCAAGGATGTGCAGGACATTCTGGATGAGCTGCAGGGGAAGATTGAAGCGAGTCACCTGGTCCAGTCACTGCTGGAGCCCATACAGCAGGTGCCACAGCTTTCCAACAACCTCAACCAGCTCGGTGCCAGCCTGGATGAGGAGGTGCGGGCGCGCACCAATGCCCAGGAAGCGCTGGCCCAGAAGATCACGCAAGTCACCGCCGGATTCAAAGAGGGGGATACCCAGCTGGCTGGCCAGATCACCACCGAGACGGAGGCCAGGGCTTCGGCAGATGGTGCGCTTGGGAAGCGGATCGACACGGTGACCGCCAAGGCCGGTGAGTTAGGGGCAGCCGTTCAGCAGCAAAGCCAGGCCATCGCGGATCTCGAGGGCGGGGCTCAAGCCATGTGGAGTGCCAAGGCGAGCGCCGGCGAGATAACGGCAGGGATTGGCCTCATCGCCAAGTCTGATGGCACCAGCCAGGTGGCCATCTCAGCGTCCCAGGTCTTTGTGTTTGACCCAAACAGCAGTACGCCGATGGCGCCGCTTTTTGCCATCGACAACGGCCAGGTCGTGATGGCGGAGACCATTATTCGCAAGGCCACCATTCAGATCCTGAACTCCGAGAAGATCACGGCTGACTACATCAAGGCCGGGGTCAGCATCTCGGCGCCCTCTATCTCGGGCGGCTCCTTCGATATGGGCAACGCCTTCATGTCGGGGGGATCCGCTGGTTTTGGCCTGGGCGGGCCTTATAGCGGGTGGGGGAAGGGCTGGTTCACCATCATTTACAGCGACGGCAACCTCTACACCAACCGGCTGACTGCCCAGGGCGGGCGCATCGACAACATGACGATGCGCAACTGCACGATTGAAGAGGATTGTGTGGTGAAAGGGACTATCTACGCAGACCGTATTGTCGGTGATGTGACCACGCTGATTAAGCCCTCTGGCAATTTCAATATCGCGGCGTACAAGCGGGCGAGGAACATGGTTTGCATCCGAGCGATTGCGGGAAGTGCTGTCGTATCCGGGGTGGGGGTGATGGGGGTCACCCTGATTTGCAAGATGAATGGCGTGGAGATCTCACGCGCAACGACTCAGGCCGAATACGCCGTGGGGATTAACCAGATCCGGATGCGAGCCAGTATGCAGGATGCGTTTGTTATCCCCGCCAATACCAATGCCAGCATCACCTTCGAGGTGGCGCCATTCGGTGGCGTGAGCAGCATCTCCGATCGGATCATCGAGGGGAACAGCATATGGCTGATGGGGCTTGTATGAATGAGGTTCTGATTGATCGCATCGCCAGGGACACCCGGGACCCACAACTGCACCACACCTTGAATGACGCCTGCCGCAACAAGCAGGCGTTTTTGTTTGTGCGTGGGGCAGATGGGTTCGTCCTGAAACCGGCGATGGAGGCGGGGGCCTGCGGTGTGGTGGTGTGGGTCGGATGGGGAGGGCAGGGAGCCCCGGTCAGGCACCTGCCAGAGGTAAAACGCCTAGCCAGGATGATTGGTGCTCGCTGGCTGCGGTTCCACTCGACCAGGCGCGGTTGGCTCAAGGTGGCGCCAAAGATGGGATGGGTACGCCAACCCGATGACGACGACGGCATGCTGGTGTTTCAGATCAACCTGTGAGGTGGAGTGATGGGTAAGGGCGGTTCTAACGAGATCAAAGAGACCTCGGCGCAGAAGGCCATGGCGGACATTGCGATGAAGCAATGGGGGATCTACCAGTCGGATCTCAAGCAGTACGAAGACATTTTCATGGACAAGGTGGACAAGTTGAACGGGGAGGAGGCCTTTGACGATGCCGCGGGTACCGCAGCCCTGGGCACGGCCCACAGCTTCGGTGAGGCGCGGGAGGGGCTATCTGATGCCATGGCTGCGTCTGGAGTAGACCCGACGAGCGGCAAATATCAGGACACCATGCACGAGTTAGAAACAGACCAGGCGCTAAGCCAAACCGATACCACCAACCGCACGCAGTCCAGTCAGCAGGACAAGTATGTGGCCGGGCTCAAGGATGTGGTCTCGATGGGACAGGGGCAGAAGGCTGAGGCCCTTGAGGGATATAGCAGCCTGGCCAGCTCCAGCCTCAACAAGGCTGCGAGCGATGCCCAAACGAAGTTCAACAACAAGCAGGCTGTGTTGGGGTTGGTCGGTACTGTTGGTGGCGCTGCAACGGCCTATGGCATGAACAGCGCCGCAGGGGGGACCGCGGCGGGGAAGAAGATCAGCCCGACTGCCAGCGTCCTGCAAAACAAGGGCTACTAAGGGGGTAACCGATGGGATGGGCTTCGGACCAATTTGCCAGCATCACCCGGCAGCAATACGACGACTGGTTGACGCGCTTCTACCCGAAGCAGAAAGAGCTGATGGAGCAGGCCACGAGTGGCCAGTTGCTGCGTGACCAGCTTGGCCGCGTCGAGCAGAACAACACCAATGCGCTGGTATCCGCACAGCAGGCTACTGCCAATCGCAATGGTCGTATGGGGGTCGCAGCACCGGCTAACCCACAAGACAACAGCCAGGGGCTGCGCATGGCGTTGATGACGGCCGGTACCGAGAATGGCCTGCGTGAGCAGGAGAAAGAACGTCAGATGGGGATCCTCACCGGGGCCGATGCCGGCTTGCGAGAGGCGATTAAAGCAGGCGGGGGAATGTGATGGGATATGGACTGATTGATATTGGCGCCCAGACGCGGCGCCAGGCCATGCAGGGGATGAACGAGTCGGCAAAGTTGGACGAGGCGCGTGAGACCGCCAACAAGAACCTCAAGGCACAGCAGAAGCAGCAGACGATGACCAACGTGGGGACCGGTGCGGCCGTCGGCGCCATGGCTGGGGCCCAGGCGGGCTCAGTCGGTGGACCATGGGGCGCCGTAATCGGTGCCGGTGTCGGCCTCTTGGCCAGCTTGTTCTAAGGAGGAGTGATGGGAGTTTCAGGATTGGCCGAGGGGTTCCTCGCCGGGTTTGGCACCATGAACCACTATCAGCGCGGCCAGAAGGCCGACGAGCGTGCGGAGAAAGAGCAGGGGCTGCGTGATGCGATGTGGCAGAACAATCTGGACCGTCAACGGCAGTCTGATGAACGGTATGCCGATGAGACGACCTATGCCCGGCAGCGAGACAGCAAGCAAGATGAGCGCGAGGCGCGGCGAGATGGCCTCTATGAGGAACAGGTGCGCACTTCCATTGCTAGCACCAAGTCGGCAAACGCCCGGGCGGCGCGTGCTGACTCCCGAGCGGAAGAAGAATATCAGTGGCTGAAAGACCGACGGGAGAAAGAGGCCTATCAGCAGGAGTACCTGCCGGTGATCCAGCAAGGGTGGCTGGATATCGAGTCTGGCAAGGATCCGGGGGATGTCTTTCGGAAGGTGGTGAGCGACCCGAAGGCTGCGCAGTACAACCCGGCTCGCTATATGGAGCGCGAGTTTACTGGCGCCGGCAAGACTTTTGTGAATTACACGAAGGGCCTGATGAGTGATGCCGAAAGCGGCAAGCTGGACTGGAACAGTGAGGAAGGCGTCAACCGCATCAATAACCCCGAGTTTCTCAAGGCTGCCAGCACCCTCTACCAGGAGGAGATCAAGACCGGTATCGGCGATGTGGATCCTGCCACCGGCAAGACAATCAAGAACAAGGAGCTGGGCCGCATCATGGTGACACCGGATGGCGCAGGCGTGGTGCTGGGGTTAAAGGTTACCTATGACGACGGCTCTACCGCCGATCGCCCGGTGACGGATAACCGCACAGCCAGGGGCGATGATAAACCCAAGGTGATCCCCATTTCTGATTTCGTCGGTACCGGTTACAAGCGTGCGGCGCTCTCCCATGATTTGGTGGCCAAGGCCAATAGCATCCGGACCAGCTTGGGGTTAACGCCCGGGGCTGATGTGAAGGGCTACCGCCAGGCCATCGTGAAGCTGCAGGCAGACACCGATAAGGCGATCGGTCAGATCCGCCGGGACACAATGTTGAGCCAGGAAGAGAGAGAGACAGCTATCGCAGCAGAGCGAGATGCCGCCCAGCAGCAGGCACAGGGACTGCGTGATGTGTTCGGCCTGGAGGCCCAGGCGCCGACCCCGGCGGCCGGTGCTGGGTCTGAACCTGCCCCCTCCCAATTGACGCAATGGGTTGGCAAGGATGCTCTGCGCCGTGAGTTTGTGCAGGAGGCGGGAACGAATGGGCGATCCCTATCTGAGCATGCAGATCCGGCCATGCTAGACCAGATTTACAGTCGCTGGGTTCAGCTGCGGCGGGATGGGCAGACGGCCAATGCCATAAGAGAACCCACTCCAGCGGCGGTTGCCGAGCAGGATCCCAGGGCTGCCGAGAAGGCTGCACTCAATGCACTTGCGGATCCCTTCAAAACGACCCCAAACCTCAACAAGGCTCCCGATGGGCTAGCTGCCTATCAGGCCATGGCGGCTCGCTAAACCTTGCCTGTCAGCCCCTCCAGCGTTAGCATCTCCCCATCATCGGTCAGTGTGCCTGTTGCCCTGATCGCCATCTCCAAGCCCTGACTGGTTCGCCGGTCGGGGCTTTTCTTTTTCCATTCTCGAGGACGCCATGGATAAGAACGCAAGCACGCTGCCGATGGCGCAGCAAAGTGATACCCGCATGGATGAGTTCTGGAACAGCCTGGATGCCGGTTTGGCTGCCCCCGCCCCGACGCCGCGCAATCTGGATGTTGGCCTCAGTGACGTTGCTCGTGCTGTTGGTGCTGGCGGACTCGAGCTTGTGGGTGGCATCGGTGAGCTGGCACGCCAGGCGGGCAACTATGGCCGGCAGAACGGCGGCAAGGATCAGGGGGACTACCTGGATAATGCCCGCGCAAACCTGGCCAAGAAGCTGGCGCCGGCACTTGATGTGGTGGCCGGTGCTGGGGGGCTGGCTCAATCTGGAGCGGACAGCCTCAAGGAGGGGATGAGTGTCGATGCGCGGGAGGCGATGACTCGCAGCCTTGTCAGCGAGTCACCTTCGGGCTCCATCACCTTGGGGGACGGTGCTGGAGATATTGATGTCTGGGCGATGAAAATGGCTCAAGGGGTGGGGTCGCTTCTCCCTACGCTGGCGAGTGGCGGGATTACCGGGCTGGCTGCCAAGGCGACGATTGGCCGGATGGTTACCGCCTCTATGATCAAGCGGGGTGCCGCGCAAGAGGTAGCGGAAGCTGTTGCGGCCAAGACGGTGTCTCGGTTGGCCACTGGCGCAGCGACGACCACGGGGGTCACCGGTTCGGTTGGCGCCGCGGGCGTGAATGCCAGGGATTCTGTACTGGGCATGAGCTTTGATGAGTTGCGAAACAGCACGACCTTCCGGGATACCTTCTTACGCATCGATGCCGATCAACAGACCGCACATCTCTCTGATAGCGAGAAGCTGCAGCTGGCACGCGAAGAAACCGCCAATGTTGCAAGCCAGGCCACCATGGGGGACGCCAAGACTTGGGGAGCGGCTGCCGTGGGCACCCTGATGGGCGACACCATGCTGTTCAAGATGCTTGCCGGTAAAGGTGCCGGTGGCGGCGTGCTCAAGGGAATGGGTAAAGGGGCTGCTGGCGAGGGTATCAGTGAAGCGCTCGAAGAGGGGACCCAACAGTACAGCGTGAACGAAGCACTCAATGAGGTCGCAGGAGCCAATATCGATCCCATGAAGGGGGTTGTTTCCTCTGCCATTGAGGGCGGCCTTATCGGCATGGGGGTTGGTGGCGCCACGGGGGGTGTCGGTGGCCTACGCGGCGAGCGTGGCGAAGTGGAGATCGAAGAGCACCAGGCCCAAGATGCTGAACCTACAGCACAGGATTCCGTGCCTGATGAGCAAGTTGAGCCGCAGGTTACTCCCGAGCCGGAAGTACCTACAGCAACAGACCAATCCCCGCTTGGCCCAAGCGCCAGCCAGTATGACGAGCTGCGCGACGTGCCAGCTTATCTGCGCCAGGACGATACGGCCGATCGCTTCAAGGGGCTGGCCCAGGATAGCGAGGTACAGCGCGCTCTGGCTGGCGAGTTTGGCTCATCGGTGCAGGAGCTGGTGTCAGCTCAAATTCAGGGGGGCAACAAGGGCAAAAGCCTCTATGAACGAGTTCAAACAGGGGAACTGGGAGAGGATCCCTTTGCCGGTGGCAAGAGTGCCCTACAGGTGGCAATGGAGGGGCATCGCCCGGCCCTGCCGCTCAAGGATGTGATTTTTGCTGGTGACGCGAATGCCAAGCCCAAAGGGAAGGAAGTGGCCGCACCGGGGGATCACGATGACCACCAGGCTGGCCCCGGCCCTCAGTTTCGTGGCAGTGAACGCACCCGCTGGCAAAGCGGACAGGAGGGGGACTTATTGCCTGCAGATCGCGGTCAGATGCAAAACGCTGATTCGCTGCCCGGCGCTACCATCGAGGGAGAGGGGCGCGAAATTGGCACCGAGCTGCCGCATCGAGATGTGATCTATGGTGGCGATCAGCGTCAGCCGGATGCTGCGCCTATGAGGGGAAGTACGTCGGTTGACCCCACCATCGGCCCGCTCAAGAGCCTGCGTGTTACCCGGAAGGGCAAGCCATTCGCCAGCGAGAAGGAGGCCCAGTTAGCCAGCCGCAAAGGACTTGAGACGCCAGTCCAACTCAATGGTGGTGGGTTTGGTGTTGCCGAAATATCCGAGGTTGAACGGGCGAAAGCGGGGCAGTCCAACAACCGTCAGCCCCAGCAACTCACACCTGCAGTCGATACTGGCTATCGAGATGCCATCCCTTCCAGTGAACAGCCCGAGGTGACCTATGACCAGCCTGCCCGAATACCTGCAAGCAGCAGTGAAGGACAAGGTGATCAGCCTGGCGCAGGCAATCAAGCTGCAACTGACGCTAAGCCAGCCACTGCCGGGCTCGCCAGCCGAGCTGGAGCAAGAGATCGGGGAGAGCTCGCTCCTCCTGTACCTACATCAACTGGACAGCAACAAGATGACAAGACACTGACAACCCCGGCTCCTGCCGGGGTTGTTGTTTCTGAGCCGGTCGCGCAAGTGGAGGCCGCCAGGGCAGAGGTAAATACTGAGCCAACCCAGGCCCAGAAGGAGGCAGGCAACTACAAGAAGGGGCACCTCAAGTTACACGGCTTCGACATTGCCCTGGAAAACCCCAAAGGATCCACTCGTTCCGGTACTGCGCCTGATGGCAAAGCATGGCAATCGACCATGGCCCATGACTACGGCTACATCAAACGTACCGAAGGGGCTGATGGTGATCACGTCGATGTCTTTATCGGTGACCAGCCGGAGAGTGAGCAGGTCTATGTGGTAGACCAGGTAGACCCCCAGACGGGCAAGTTTGACGAGCACAAGGTGATGCTGGGGTTTGCTGATGAGGCCGCTGCTCGGGCAGGCTATCTGGCCAACTACGAGCCGGGCTGGAAGGGACTGGGTACCATCAAGGCCATGCCAGTGAAGGCGTTTAAGCGCTGGTTGAAAGAAGGGGATACCACCCAGTCGATCAGCCGTGCGAAGCGCGCCGCACAAGAATCGATTACTGACTTCGGCGAGAAGATTGGTGGGGCTCGCAAGGATGTCTGGGCCAGTTACCGGGATAGCATCCAGGGCGATACGGTCGATGAGATAAAGGAGCTGCCGCTCTCCAAGGCCTGGCCGACGCCAGATTACCAGAAGCTGCTCGACAGCGGCATCCAGCCGTGGTTCGTGGCCTACGCCCGCGCGGCCCGCGACAGCATCCCGGCCAAGCCGCAGACCGGTTGGAAGCAGCAACGCTGGGCCGAAGCCGTCAAGACGATGCGCGACACTGCGTTGGGGCTGCTGGAAGGCGACAGCTCCAGCGAGCAGTTGCGCCAGCAGATCGCCAAGTCGGGCCTGCATCTGGCGGAAGACATCAGCAACCGCGCCGCCCTGTACGAGGCTGTGGGCCATCAACGCAGCCTGGCCGACCTCAAGCTGCGGGGTGGCGAGTATAGTCTATATAACGGGGTGAAGTACGATCCGCCCAAGCAGATGTGGACCCTCGAGCGCGGGACCAAGTCCAGCGCCCTGGGCAACTGGCCACGTATCATCGCCACCGGTGATACCAAGCAGGAGACCATTGCCGCCTTCAAGGATCGCTATGAGGAGCTGACAGCCGAGGCCAGTAAGCCCAAGGCGGTGACGTTCGACATCTACAGTCGGGACGATGGCAAGGGCTGGTTTGTTGGCAAGAAATTAGGGCGTAACTACCTCGATCTCACGCCAGCGTTCAAAAATGTGAAGGAGGCCCGTACCTACCGGGCCGAGCATCAGGACGAGCTGATCGCCAAGTTGGAGCAGCACAAGGCCATCCCCCGCGAGCGCCGCGACCTCAACCAGCCCCGGGTGGGCGAGGACATGCGCGCCGGGCAGGATGTCACCCCGGAGCAGTTTGCCAGCACCTTTGGCTTCCGTGGGGTTGAATTCGGCAACTGGGTGGAGCAGGGACGCCGCCAGCGCGACCTCAACGATGCCTTCGACGCACTTATGGACATGGCCGCCATTCTGGGGATCCCGCCCAAGGCGATCTCGCTCAACGGTGAGTTGGGGCTAGCCTTCGGGGCGCGTGGTAGTGGCGGGGTATCGCCCGCGGCCGCCCACTACGAACCGGGCAAGATGGTGATCAATCTCACCAAGATGAACGGCGCCGGCTCGCTCGGCCACGAGTGGTGGCATGCGCTGGATAACTATTTCTCCCGCCTGCGCGGCAAGCCGGGCGACAACATGACCACCGCGCTGGATGTCAGCCTGGCGGCCCAGGGTAGCAACTTTGCCCACCGTGGGGAGGTACGCAAGGAGATGGTGGAAGCGTTTGGCGAGGTGATGCGTGCCATCAAGCAGACCTCTCTCAAAGCCCGTTCCCAGAAGCTCGACAGTCGCCGCAGCAAGGCGTACTGGGCCACTGACGTCGAACTGTCTGCCCGGGCCTTCGAGTCCTACCTGATTGCCAAGCTGCAGGACCAGAGTGCCAGCAACGACTATCTGGCCAACATCGTCAGCGAGGCACAGTGGGAGGCCGAGGCTGCGCTTGGACTGGAGATGGATGATAGCTACCCCTATGCCACTGCAGGGGAGGTGCCCGCTATCCGGGCCGGCTTCGACCAGCTCTTTGATACTCTCGAGTCCAAACAGGAGGGAGATCGCACCGTCTTGTTCTCCAAGCAGGCTATGGCCCAGGGTGACAAGCCGGCCAAACACCTGACCCGCAAAGAAGCCGAGCTGGTCACCAAAATGTGGTTCAAGCAGTACCGGGGGGCGAGCGGAATCAATGTGCAGATCCACGCCACCCAAGCTGAATTGGAACAAGCGCTGGGATTGGATGCCAAAGATGGGTTGATCCGGCGCGCCGCGTTTGACGACGATGCGGGCACCCTGCATGTGGCCGCCGATACTATCGCCAACCCCAAGCGGATGCGCGAGATACTGCGTCATGAGGTGCTGGCCCACTATGGCCTGGCCATAGTGCTTGGTGACGGGGAATACACCAAGCTCATGAGCCGCCTCATCCAGTCCCAGAAAGACCCCAGCATGAAGGTGGTGTGGGACTGGGTGAACACCCATTACGCCGATGAGGATGTTGGTACCCAAGCAGAGGAGGTGGTGGCCCATCTGGCCGAGATGGAGCAGGGCGCTTGGGGCCGCGGTTGGGATCGTGTGGTGGCGTGGGTTACCCGGGCGCTGCGCGCTGTTGGTTTTCTACCTGATGGCATCACTGCGGCTGAGACCCGCTCCCTCATCGAGGGGCTGGGTAAGAAGCTGCAACGCACTAGCCTGGATGACGGTGGTTCAGGCGGTAAGAAGTTCAGCCAAGAGGAGAAGCCTGGTCAGGACATATTCAAGCCGAACCCTGCCGAGGCGGAGGAATACCGTCGGCAACTGGCCAAAGCGATGGTCTCACCAAGGTCAGGAGAGATCCCCATTGATTTGGGCCGTACCCCGATGGTATTGCAAGCCATGGGGGCCCCCGATCTGGCAATCCGCATCAGCCGTGACATTGTGCGCAAAGCAGTTAACGGGGTTAAACATGATGTGAGCATGGGGACGATCGAGGCGCTGCCGGGGCTGCTTAGTGACCCGCTCGCCATTTTTGATTCCAAGACTCATCCCGGCGATGCCATCGTGGTTTTACTAGACGCGAAGGACGGAACAGGTCGTCCAGTGATCGCGGCACTCCAGTTGAAGGTACAGGCTGGTAAGTTTCTGGAGATCAATCGCATCGCCAGTATTCACGGGCGGCCAGAGGAGCAGCTTCAAGGATGGGTAGAGGGAGGGTTGGCGAAATACATAAAGAAAAACCACCGTAGCTCTTTACGCACCGGGCTGCAATTGCCCTTAGGTTCAAGCATAGATGGTTCAAATGCGAGCATATTCTCGGAAGGTGATGCTGTCAATCTCGCCAAGTGGGAAGGTGATCGAGACGATGGATCTCTCCCGCCTGATGGTCTGAAATTCAGCCAGACCAATGCAGCTACCGATGAGGCGCTGCAAAAGCTCAATCTGGGCCCTAAGCCCGACATCATCGACAAGACCAAAACCAACCTGAACAAGCTGCGCCAGGTAGACCGCGGCGTGGTCAGTTCATGGATTGATCGCGTCATCAAGAAGGCCAACACTGAGGTGCTAGACGCCCTGGCCCCCATCAAATATGCGGAAGAAGCCGCTGGCATTACCGAGGCGGCCGACTCCGGATATGTGGGCGCGCGTATGGCCACTGGCGCAGCCTCCACCATGCAAGCGACGATGCTCTACGGCCTACCAGAGTGGAAGGACGGTGTGATCCAGCGAAAGGCTGGTACTGGTGAAAAAGATGCCCTGTTGGGCATTTTTTCTGACCTCGGAAAAGACCTGCATAACTGGCTGGGCTGGATGGCCGGGCACCGGGCTGAAATCCTGATGGGGCAGGGGCGTGAGAACTTGCTGAGTGAGCAGGATATTACTGCACTTAAGGGGCTTGGCAACGGGAAGGAGGCCAAGTTCATGGAGGCAAAAGAGCGCTGGAATAAGCTCAACACTGCCACCCTGGATCTGGCGCAGGAGGCTGGCTTGTTCACCGCCGAGGCGCGGGCCGAGTTCGAAAGCGAGTGGTATATCCCCTTCTTCCGTGAATCTGATGATGGCGACGTGGTTGCACCGTTCAAGCCAAAGGGCATTGCCAACCAGAATGCCGGGATCAAGAAGCTCAAGGGTGGGGAGGCCAATACCAACGACCTGCTCGAGAACATCTTCACCAGCACCAGTAAGCTGATCGATGCCTCCATGAAGAACATGGCGGCCCAGAAGACCGTCTGGAACCTGGCCGACACCGGCATAATCGAGGTGGTAGCCAAACCCAACATGATGGACTGGCGCGCCCTCAAAAATGGGAAAGACCTGATAACTGTGAAGCTGGAGGGGGAGGACTACATGATCCGGGTTGAGGATCCGGACCTCTACCGGGCTATGACCTTCTTCGATCGTAAGCCGTTCGGCGCCATGGTCAATGTCGCGGCTAAGGCCAAGCGACTACTCACCGCCGGTGTGACCGCATCCCCTGAATTCATGCTGCGCAACTTCCTGCGCGACTCCCTCTCCAGCTGGGCGATAAGCAAGGACGGCTTCAAGCCGGTGATCGGTTCAATCAAAGGGGTGAAAAAGACCCTGGCGATGGAGGGCAGCACCATCGACGTGATGTTCAGTGGCGCCAGCTTCCTGGGTGGGTATGTCAACGGCAACGACCCGACAGCCATGGCCGACACTGTGCGCAAGTCACTGCGCCGCAAGGGGATGACGCCGGAACAAATCGCGAAATATGAGAAATCCATCATCCGCAATGCGGCACACGCCAAAGGCGTTGTAGCTGACGTGTGGGAGAAATACAGCCGCTTTGGCGAAGCATTTGAGAATGGTAACCGTGAGGCGGTCTATGACGCCGCCATCAAGTCGGGTAAGAGTCATGCACAGGCTGCTTTTGAATCGAAGGACTTGATGGACTTCTCCATGCTGGGGGCCGCTCGTGCTATCCAAGGGGCTGCCATGGTGCTGCCATTCTTCAATGCTCGGCTCCAGGGCTTGGGTAAGTTGACACGCGAGCTCCGAGACAACCCGCGAGAAATTGTGAAGCGTGCCGGGATGATCACCGCAATGTCGCTCGGGCTGCTGGCTACCAACTGGGATGATGAGCGCTATGAGGAACTGCCAGACTGGGACAAGGATGCAAACTGGCATTTCTTCGTCGGTGGTCAGCATTGGCGGATCCCCAAGCCGTTCGAGATCGGGGTGATGTTCGGCACCATCCCTGAGCGTATGGTGCGCGCCCTGGGTGACAAAGATACGGGCGCCCAGTTCGGTAAAGCAGTAGCTCGGGCAATTGGCGACACCTTTGCTCTCAATCCGACCCCTCAGATCGTCAAACCGATGGTGGAGGGCGCGTTCAACTACGACAGTTTCCGGGGCGGCCCTATCGACAGCCCACAGGATCTGGCCGTGCGCGCCGAAGCTCGCTACAACGAGCAGACCAGCCTGCTGATGCGCGAACTTGGAGAGCTCTCAGGGTTGTCACCCAAGCAGTTGGAGCACCTGGTGATCGGTTACACCGGCACCATGGGCAGCTATGTGATGGCTGCTGCCGATGGACTGATCCGGAATGCGCGACCGGGAGAGTCAGCAAGCTGGCGCGCCGACGAGATCCCACTGGTGAAAGCGGTATACCGCGGTACCGGGCCGGCCAAGTCCACCCAGCATATGGAAGAGTTTTACCGGATGCTGAGCGAGGTGAATCAACTCAAGCGTACAGTGGACCAGTATCGTAGCGAGGGACTGACAGATAAGGCCAGCGAGTTGCTGGAAGAGCAGGGCGGGATCCTCAAGTCACGTCGTAACCTGAGCCGCACCCAGCAGCAGATTAGGGTGGTGCGCAACAGGATAGAGCTGATCCAGCGTGATAAGACAATGGGGGCTGAGGAGAAGCGCCAGCGCATCGATGAGCTGATGGCCCGCCGTAATGACCTTGTGTACCAGGCAGTCAATACCAACCAGCGAAACTGGGAATAGCGGCCCTGCCATGGCCACATAGATGGGAGTAGACTGAGGCCTTTATCAGTGGGGACTCAACCATGTGGCTGCTGATTGCGATCGGAAGCATGGTGCTGGCGCTTAAAGTGTTCAGCGTCAGTTTTACATTGGCATTGGTACCATTCGCGATAGGGATCTGGTGTTTCAGTAAATCCAACCGTGAGAGCCTGGATAACTTCATGGCCTTCGCTTTCATCATTGTGCTGATTGGTTTTGCTGTGAATGTACTCATTAGTATCTGGTGA